TGGTGTTGCTTTAGTTGTTATTGTCTGTTCATTTCTGTGATGGGGATACGATATCCCCATACAAAGAAGGTGATTTCTTGCCATGCTATCATCCGCTTAAGGCCTTTGTCTTAGGTGAAAAAGATGGTAAACGGTTGCTCAAGGTAACGAGCTATGAGGTAGACCATCTTGAACGTGTTGGTGAAGGTTTTGCGTGTATGCGAAGTCCGCCTATTGGTCGTCCTGGTGATGTTACGGAGTTCATCGAAATTCCCTGCGGTAAGTGTTCCGGCTGTCGTCTCCAGCGTTCGCGTGAATGGGCTAATCGATGTATGCTGGAGCTTGAATATCACAAGTCCAGTTATTTTGTAACGCTTACTTATGATGATGCTCATGTTCCGATTCACTACTATTCCGACCCCGAGACTGGCGAGGCCCTGCCGAGTATGTCTCTTGTGAAGCGTGATTTTCAGCTTTTCATGAAGCGTCTTCGGAAGAAGTTCGGCGAAGGTATTCGCTTTTTTGCTTCTGGTGAGTATGGTTCGCAGACTTTTAGACCTCATTATCATGCGATTATCTTTGGACTTGAGTTGAACGATCTCGTACCCTATAAGCGTTCCGCGCAGAATTTCCAGTATTATAATTCTCCCTCGCTCCAAGAGGTTTGGCCTAACGGCTTCGCCGTTGTTGCTCCGGTTACTTGGGAGACCTGTGCTTATACCGCTCGTTATGTCATGAAGAAGCTCACCGGCCCGGAAGCCGAGTTCTACGAGAATTTCAATATTGTTCCTGAATTCTCGCTCATGTCTCGCAAGCCTGGCATTGCCCGGCAGTATTACGAGGATCATCCTGACCTATATGAGCATGAGTTCATTAACATTTCGACTGAGAAAGGAGGAAGGAAGTTTCGACCTCCGAAGTATTATGACAAGCTCTTTGATCTCGATTGTCCGGAAGAATCTGCCAAGCTTAAGGCTGTTCGTCAGAAGATGGCAGCTGAAGCGCAGAAAGCAAAATTACAGAAAACCACACTTAGTTATTTAGACCAGCTTGCCGTTGAAGAACGGAATCAGCTGGCCCGAATAAAATCATTGAAAAGGAGTTGTATCTAATGCGTAAGAAAATGCGTCCCAAGAAAGACAAGAAGGTCTTTCGCCGTACTGCCGCGAAGTCTAAGAAGATTAACATTAATCCGACTGTTTTTCGTGGAGGTATTCGTTTATGAGTGATTCTTTCAACTGTGAGTTTTGGGATGTTTGTGATCATTTTTGTTCTGAATGTGTTTGTTGTTCTGATTGTGTTTTTTCTGTGGAGGTTTTTGAATGAAATACGGTGTTTACTCTATCCGCGATTCCCGCACGGGCTTTCTTCCGCCTACGGTAGATCAGAATGATTCTTCCGCTATGCGGAATTTCGCTCATGCCTGTATGCAGAAGGAAAGCCTTCTGTTTTCCCATATTGAGGATTATGCTCTCTGTAAGATTGGTGAGTTTGATAACGAGACCGGCACGATCTCGACGCAGTTGCCCGAAGTCATTTTGGATGGTACGTCCATCCAGAGAAAGGATGTGTGATTATGCATGATGAAAAGCTTGGATTCTCTACTCAGTATCGTCCGCGAACTCGCTTCATTTCAAATGGAGGTCAGCGCGAACGGATTCTCTATCAGCCTAAGTTTGATGAAAATGGAGTTATGGATCTCGTTGAATCTGGCCGGGAAGATTTTTATGATTTCATTCAATCGCACGCCGAGTCCGTCGATATCCACGTGATTCTTGCTCGATTTCAGAATGGCGACATTGACGCGCTTTCGCGTGTCCAAGGCGCTTATGGTGATTTCACCAATATGCCCACGTCCTATGCTGAACTTCTGAACAGGGTTAATGAAGGTCAGAGCTTTTTCAATTCTCTTCCTGTGGATATTCGCGCAAAGTTCAATCACAATTTTGCGGAGTTCATGGCTGGTATGGACAAGGCTGATTTCCTCGACAAGCTCGGAATCAAGCCCGAGCGAGAGTCTGACCAGTCCCAGCAGGAGGAAAAAACGGCTGTTGAGTCGAAAAAGGAGGTTACTGAATGAACCGCAATGTTGAATCTCATTTCGCGCTTAATCCCACGAATATCGATATTCGGCGCTCGACGTTTGACCGCTCGCATTCTCTTAAGACTTCGTTTAACGTTGGTGACATTGTACCTTTTTTCGTTGACGAAGTATTACCGGGAGATACGTTCAACGTGGACACATCCAAGGTTGTGCGCCTGCAGACGCTGCTCACTCCGGTCATGGATAACATCTACCTCGATACGTATTTCTTCTTCGTACCGAACCGGCTTACTTGGAGTCATTGGAAGCAGTTCAACGGTGAGAATACTGAATCTGCGTGGATTCCTCAGACTGAGTACGAAATTCCTCAAATTACTGCTCCTGCTGATGCTGGATGGTCTGTTGGAACTATTGCCGATTATCTCGGTGTGCCTACTGGTGTTCCTTCTCTTTCCGTTAGTGCTCTTCCCTTCCGAGCTTATGCCTTGGTAATAAATGAGTGGTTTCGCGATGAAAACCTATCTGATCCGCTCGTTGTTCCCGTCGATGATGCTACTGTAGCTGGTGTTAATACTGGTACGTTCGTGACCGATGTTGCAAAAGGCGGGTTGCCTTATAAGGCTGCCAAGTATCACGACTATTTCACGAGTTGTTTGCCGTCTCCGCAGAAAGGCCCGGATGTTCTGATTCCCTCGGCTACTTCTGGTGAATATCCTGTTGTTACCCGTGAGCAGCCTCATGACCCCGGTGGTTATGCTCTTACCGGTATTTCTAATATTTCTTTTGCTTCTGGAGATCGACCGGTTAATATCTATGATTCTCTTGCTTTCAAGCCTGTTGTTGCTGGTTCTAATTATGCTGGTATTACTGGTTTTAGTGGTGGTGCTGATAAGCCCGGTTTTGATCCTGTTAACCTTTATGCTGTTTCTTCTGGCGGTCTCGGTGCTTCCATCAATCAGCTTCGTATGGCGTTCCAGATTCAGAAGCTCTATGAGAAAGACGCCCGTGGTGGTTCTCGTTACATCGAAATTTTGAAGTCTCATTTTGGCGTGACTTCTCCGGATGCCCGTCTTCAGCGTCCCGAATATCTCGGTGGTAACCGTGTCCCCATTAATATCAATCAGGTTGTCCAGCAGTCGGCCACGGCTTCCGGTGAGACTGCACAAGGTACTGTTACTGGTATGTCTGTCACTACGGATACCCATTCTGATTTCACGAAGTCTTTCACGGAGCATGGTTTTGTCATCGGCGTTATGGTCGCTCGCTACGATCATACTTATCAGCAGGGTCTTGAACGTTTCTGGTCTCGTAAGGATCGCTTTGATTACTACTGGCCTGCTTTTGCGAACATTGGTGAGCAGGCCGTGAAGAACAAGGAGATTTTTGCCCAGGGCCCTGGCGTTAAGGATTCTGCCGGTTCTGTCATTGATGACCAGGTTTTCGGCTATCAGGAAGCGTGGGCTGATTACCGTTATAAGCCGTCCCGTGTAACTGGTGAGATGCGTTCCCAGTACGCGCAGTCTCTTGACGTTTGGCATCTTGCAGATGATTATTCCGCTCTGCCTATGCTTTCGGATTCGTGGATTCGTGAGGATAAAGCTAATGTTGATCGTGTGCTTGCAGTTACTTCCGCTGTCAGCAATCAGTTGTTTGCCGATATTTACATTAAGAACCGGACTACTCGTCCTATGCCTATGTACTCTATCCCCGGTCTGATTGACCATCATTGATTTGTTCCTGGTTTGATATGTTTTTTTCTTATATTGTTATGAGGTGATTTAATGACTACTGGTAAGGATGCTGCCCAGGTTCAGAGCGTGCCGGCTGTCGGAAATTTAGATTCTGCTCTTTCTCGTATTACGAGGACTGCTTCGGAGAATACCGCTAAGAGTGCTCAGATGGCTTCTGAGCAACGCGACTGGCAGGAGAGACAAAATGCCTTGGCTATGCAGTTCAACGCTCAGGAGGCCGCTAAAAGCCGTTCTTGGCAGGAATATATGAGCAATACTGCGCACCAGCGTGAGATTCGCGATCTTAAGGCTGCTGGTCTTAATCCGGTGCTTAGTGCTATGGGAGGTAACGGCGCTGCCGTTACCTCCGGTGCTACTGCTTCCGGCGTGACTTCTGCTGGCGCTAAAGGCGAGGTTGATACTTCAGCTAATGCTGCTTTGGTTCAGATTCTTGGCTCTGTCCTTTCGGCTCAGACACAGCTTCAGACCGCCAACGTCAATGCTCGGACGCAAGAGGCTGTAGCTGATAAGTACACTGCTATGGAGAAGCTCGTTGCTCAGATTGGTGCCGATGCTTCTAAATATGGTGCTGAGCTTGGTTATGCTGGCTCTAAGTACAATGCTAATATGCATTATTCTCTTGGTAAGTATCAGACTGATAAAGGATTTGAGAATCAGGTTTTTCTTGAGCAGAATTATCCTTCTAACTATGTTCAAGCTGTCAATTCTATTCTCAAGGCTCTTGGTCTTGATGTTACTGGCGGTTCTACTTCCGGTGAAGGTTCTGTTTCTGCTGAACAGTATGCTAAGCTTATGGAAAAGTATAATGCTGCTCTTCTTGGTTCAGGTCCAAAACGTTCTAAGCATCAGAGATAAAGAAAACAGAAAGCTCCGGAGCTCTGCTTCGGAGTTTCTGTTTTGCCTGCAAGCGTGAGCGCGCATAGCGAATAGATATGCACCAGCGAGCGCCAGCGAGCGAACACAGCCCCATTACTCTCTTGATGTAATGGGGCTGAGTGACACCACAATAAGCAAAATGCTCTCTTTAGGTTATTGACAAGCTATGAATATATGATAAACTAATGAATATAATAAACTGTAAGGTGATTAAATGAAAAATGATGATAAAGATAAAATGCTTGATGATTTTTGTCTACAGATGCTTTTGCTTGTAGGAGCTGGTGTTGCTTTAGTTGTTATTGTCTGTTCATTTCTGTGATGGGGATACGATATC